GTGTTCTCCGCCATCCCTGTGTAGGAATGGATGTGTCCCCAGTAGATGCCGGCAGGCCTATGCCGTGCTAGTTGAGTGGTTTGTTGCCGCGCCGTTCGTTGCATGACCGGTGTGCTGCTAACAGCAACGAGCTTGGGTCGGCAGGATTGATGTGGTCGGCTGTCCACGGATCGTTGAGCCTTCCAGGGTCGCCGCAGATGTGGCAGTTCACAGCTTGTTCACGAACTTGTTTGGCTCGGCGTTTGTAGTCACCCGAATATTGGCCTGTAAGTTTTTTGACCGTTGCACGCCTGTTGGCTGTCTGCGCATCTATCTGTGCCTGGTGCGCTATGCAACGACTCTGACCTGGTTCAGTAAGTTGACCACACGACAAGCATGGTCGGCGGAAGCGGCTCACTTATTCTTATCAGTCGAATAAAAACCTTGACCCTTGAACGCAACACCAACACCACCCAACACTTGTGTCATAGGTTCACCACACTCACCGCATCTGATGTCTTCTGGTTCGTCATCGTGGATGCTTCTTATTTCTTTTCTTATGTGGCCTGATGCGCAGGTGTATTCATAGAGCGGCATTACTTGTCTAGCCGTTCGATGAACTGTTTGATGGCGATTGCTTCACGATCAGCACCCAACTGATACAGCTCAACATAGTAAGCCTGTAAAGCTGCTAAGAGTTCTTTGGCTGTCAAAACAATGTTTCCTGTTCTTTGTTTGCTTCTTCGGTGACTTGGTTCGCATAGGTTTCGGCTGCGTGTTTCAGTCTGCCTTCAATGATTGGCAGATAGTCGGCTGTAAGTTCGATGCCGATGAACTTGAAACCGTTGAGCAAAGCAGCTTTGCCGGTGCTGCCCGACCCTGCGAACGGATCTAGCACTGTGCCACCTTCGGGTGTTACCAGCTTCACAAGGTATTCCATTAGTGCTGTTGGCTTTACAGTCGGGTGGAAGTTCTGTTTGGCTTCGTTAGTTCGGTTTCTAAGGTTATCGCCACCGACACCTTCTGCGTTCTCACTGTCAGAGTGGCGTTGTGCTTCTAGGTTTTCCAACCCTTCGTTTCGGTCTTTCTTGCTTGCCTTAGCAACATAAAAGAAACGACTAGCACCACCAACATCGCCAAAGCCAGGATCGCCCTTTTCATACTTACCCGATAATCCAAAGTCAATGTTTGATGTTTCTTTTTTTCCTATGCGGCCACCTGTGCTTTTGCTTACACCGCTTTGTTCGTCTAGCAGCCCTGCCGTGTGTTCATCAAGAATAATGTTCGCAGGCCAACGACCACCGCCGTTCTGTTCCCAACCACCAGACCCGTCACCGCCCGATTGAGTGTCTTGTGTGCCAAAGGTTGCTGTTCGATTACCACCCCATGAGTTATCGCCATTAGCCCTGCCGATGCGTGAGCCGTCAATGTTCAACCCACCAACACCCCACAACAAAACATTCGCAGCAACAGTGCCAATAAGGGGTTTGCGGGCAACAATGACAGGTTCGAAAGCGGGTTTTAGGGCTGTTCCCCAACCGTCCCACTGCTTTGCTGCTTCGGTAGCGGGGGCAGTGATGTCGGCAGTCTTGCCAACCGTGCCACTCTCATAAAGCGTGTTTGCCTTAGTAGCATTTTCACGGCTATTCGGGTTGCGTCCAAGAACTTCACGTTCTGCGCCAGCAGCCTTGTCAATCGCCTTACTGATGTCTAGCGACTTAGGAAACCCTGACCCATACAGCCAAGCAATCGAATCACGCACATCAAAACCAGCATCTTCAATCGCCACCGCAATCCTGTGCCAAGTGCGCGACCCACCAAAAGCCAACAAATGACCGCCAGGCTTCAACACCCTAAGACACTCCTGCCACAACTCCACCGAATAGGCGATGCCGCTGCTATCCCAAGACTTACCCATAAACCCAAGCTCATACGGTGGATCAGTCACAATCGCATCCACGCTGTTATCAGGCAGGGTCGGCAACACATCAAGGTTGCTGCCGTGATAAACCACAGCGTTATCAAGCTCAATCATGCGTTCGCTTCTTCCGATGCCCTAATGTGGTCTAACTCCACACAATCCGAATGTCCACAAAGCCTAAACCCTGCACGGAACAAATTGCCCTTCTTATCCAACGGCTTATCCTGCTCATCAAACTCGCCCTTATGCGGAACACACACACCATAAGCCGTGCGCACCCTAGACATCTGCCCAGCCTGACACTCCTGACAACCCCACAAACCCTTGCCACGCTTGATTCGGGTCAGCGCAGTGTCATCACGCATAAAGCAACCACACCGTTCACAATTAGCCATCTAGGTTCACACGCACAAACTTCATCTTTGTATTCTTTACGCTGGCCGCACCCAAGTCAAGCACCGAAGTTGTTTGACCCTTCTTGAACCCTGCATGGATTACCTTGCCGTTGCCGATGTAGATGGCTGCATGGAAGTAAGTGTTTGTGCCTTTGTAACCGAACAGCACCAAATCCCCAATCTCAGGTGATACCACGCTGATACCAGACTTAGCCTGCTTGTTGGCTGAATGTGGCAGCTCAACACCCAACTGCTCATAAGCCCACATAGTCAACCCTGAACAATCCCAACCACTAGGTGTGCCACCACTAAAGACATACCAGGTGCGACCAACACGCTTCTTCAACTGCTTAATGACTGTGCTGATCTGGTGTGAGCGAACCTGTGGCGCGATAAGTTCCTGCAAGGTTATTTGTTTTGTTGCGATGGCCTGAACCGTTACTGGTTCGGCAGCTGAAGCCGGCGATGCTTGTGCCAGCAAAATCCCCACAGTTGCGAGGATGCTTAATTGTTTCTTCATTTAGCGCCTACCTTCCTTGAGAGTGTTCTCGGCGTTTATTGTCGAACGATTTTCAGTTGTAGTGGAGTGCTAGGGAATCGAACCCTACTCTTGCAGATTCCCCAACAAGGACTTTTCTGCAATCGAAACCAGTTGCACCCCTGAGCCTAGAGTTTCAGCACAGCCCCTTGATAGTGTGCGCCTCTGCTTAGTTCTAGGCAGGTAATACCAGGCACAGAGTCTTCGCCCGCAATCCGTTTGAACCATGACGATCCGTTGTCGCTGGTTGTGGCTTGAACCCAGAACCGTGAACCGCCGTTGTGACTTGCACCAGCCTCAACGACTCTAAGGTGATGGAAGTGTGCCGTCAACAGGATAGATGCCGCGCTGACAGTCTGGTTGCCAAAGGTGTTCTGCCGCCACCAAGTCAAAGCGTTTTCAGGTCTGCTGAACTGGTGACCGTGAGCAATGCCGACAAGGTGGAAGCCGTCATTGAACGCATCAAAGATTAGTGATTCTTCCTGCTCATGTGGCACAAGGAATGTGACCGGCAGACCAACCTCTGTTGCTAGTCGGCGTAACTGCTGAAGGATGACAATGCCCCAGTCGTCACGCCCAGGCTTACCAATGGTCTGCTTGTTGACACGCCACTGGCAATGGTTAGACCCGATGCTGGCATAGGTCACCGGCGCATACTTTGTGGCCATCTTCAAAAAATCCCAAACAAGGCTGGCCGCTAGGTCAACCTGTTGCATCACAGACAGATCGTTAGTTACGAGCTGGTTCATGTTCGCAGCGTTCTCAATGCCCTCAATGATGTCGCCTAAGTCCAACGCATAGATGCGCTCATACTTGCCAACCTTCAGCTGTGCCTCAATCCGGTCATAGGATGCCAACACACGCTGGATAAGTTCCTTAGAACCGCCACGATGGTCAACCTTGCCAACCTGATAATCAGCCAGGCAAGCAATAAATACTTTTCCTGTTTCGGTGGCCTTCGGTGTCTTCGGTCGGGTCTTCTTAGCCTCAGCAAACAACAACGGCAAATCAGGGTTCGTGCCAATACGCTTCTTAAACCTGAACCGGTAAGCCGTCAACCACTGCGGATCAAGAGGGAACGGCCTAGCCACCTGCCAACGGCTAGTCCGTGGTTCGCCAACAATCTCAATCAGTGCAGGGTCGAAACCAGCGTCAACAAGGAACTCGTCAAAGTTTGGTTGCTCATCAGGTAAGAAGCCCCTGGTGGTTGCTTCACCGTTAGTGCCGTCAAATTCGACTGCTGGTCGCCAATCATTCGGCGCAACAATCTTTGGTGCTGGTTGCAAGTCATCAAGCATCAGTCAATCTTCCCACACGAACACGCACCTTTTCGGTGCTGCGAAATGGCGTTGTCAGAGATAAGCACACCACGAATCTTTAGCGCGTTGCTCAAAGTCTTTGCAGGCCACACATCTGGCGACTTCAAAGCCGTTAGCAGAATGTCAACATCCTTCTGGTCAAGTTCAGCCACCAATGTCCTGATACGACACGGCCTGTCCTTAATGTGTGGTTCTAAACCCTCTAACAAACTCATCACCATCCCCTGTTCAGTTTTCGTGCAATCGTCAAAGCATAGGCGTTGGCATGGTTACCTTTGCGAGCTTCATCTAACAGCCAGGCTGCCAAGTCCTTGCGGATGCCCTCAAAGTCTTCATCCCACACCAAGTTGTCATCATTGATAAGTTCGGCAGCTGCGCGAAGTGCCTGGTTGTTGCTCAGGAACAGTTTGTGTGTGTTGCGCATCATTCGTCATCACCTGACCTGATCCAGCCGGCGATTAGCGCACAACCGACACAAAGCCATAGGCCAGCCACTAGAACATCCATTAGTAGTTAAGTTTCTTTATTAGTTGGCGCAGGTCGTAACACTTGCCGCCATGATGAACACAACGACCATCATCATCAGCCAAAGCATCGAAACAGACTCGGCGCTCAATCTCAGCAATAATCAGAGTGCGCTCGTGAGTTCTGCCAGCAAAGAAGCCCTTAGTGTATTCAGTCTGATTCTCTGCCGGTTGAAACCATGCAGGGTCAAAGCCTTCAATCTCTGGAATTGACATTTGATGTCCCCTGTCTGCGAATCTTGCGAAGTCGGCGGCGCATAGCTGCCTTCCTGCGATGTGTTGGCCATAGAACGAAATTGCTAGACATTCCCATTTGATTCCCCTTTGATAAGTGCCACAAGTTTTGTTAGTTCGCGCTGGTAGTTCAACGCTGATGGTCTAACCCATGTGTCACGAACATTCTCAATGACACCTGCGACACGCTCACGCTCACGCAACCGCACCTGGTCTGCATAGGTTTGCAATTCACCCACAGTTGTTGGCAACTTAGTCATTTAGCACCTCGCCCTGGATAAGACCCAAACAATGCGCAACCACACCAGCCTGCACAACACAATCGTTCTTCACAAGTTTCAACCGGTAAAGGTCAAGCTCATAAACAATACGATTCTCAGTGTTCTGCGCTGCACGATCAGCATCCGCTGTCACCGTTGCTTTTCCAGCCTCAACACCCATCAGATAAGCGTGACGGATTTCTGGTTTGCTCAAATCAAGCATCGAAGTCACGCACCCTTTCGGCCACATACTCCAACGATGGTGTTTTGCTTGGATGTAAAGCCAACGACTCAATGAAGTCGGCAACCTTCACAACGGTTTCTAGTTTGCCCATCTCATAAGCCGTGTTAGCCGCTTCACGCACAGCCAACGAAACCTGCTCATAAGTGAATGTTGCTTCGGCGCTCATTTGTTGCCTCGCTTGATCTG